GCAAATCATAATCTTGTACAGCAGAGGTCGGCGTAAAAGAAGCAGAATATTGCGGAACAGACCCTCCGAAGCCGGCTGCTGATGCCACTCCATCGCCTACCTTGCGAGCATAATCAAATTGAAACCTTGGATATTTAAGGGCTATCTTATCGCCCCCTAAACTCGATGATAAGGTGCCAGGTAGTATTTCCCCGCGATGATCAAACGTTCCTGTCGCATCACCGAGCACATCTCCAAGCATATTCTTGCTTTGATGAAGATTAACGATATAAGAATATTCTAAAACAGCTTCTTCGTAGGCAGCATAGACGTTTGCCGGCGTTAGCTCAACGTCGACTACATCTCCACCGAGCTTTTTATATACATAGGCAACCTGTGTTGATGCCCCGCTTAAAAACTCAACCGAGCCGGTGTACATCCCAAATGGAACGGCCGCGGCTACGCTTCCAACTGAACCAGTTTTAGTCAAGATCACAGTGCTGGTTTGTGACTTGGGAATGATGCTAGCTGCCATCTATAATATTCTCCTCGCAGTAATTAGTAGTTCATAAAACAAAACCCCCGGCAAGCAGGGGTTCTTTATATAGAAGAGCTTATTTTATGTTGTCACGTCTTGAGTAGCTGTTTTCTTTGCTCTCCGACGCTTTGCTGGCGCCTTTTTGGCTCGCTTGCGTTTTGGAGCGGCTTTCGGCGCTTCCTCAACTTTTTCTTCTTGCAAAACGACTTCTGGCTTTGGTGCTGCAGCTACCACCACGACTTCTGGTTCTGGTGACGCTGCCACCACCACGACTTCTTCGACAACCTCCTCTTGAGTGCTCAAATGTCGCATTCGAGGATGAGTAGCATGTTTTGCGTTAAACTTTGCTTTGGCTGAATTCAGCCGTCTTTTCTTTCCCATGGGAACTCCTTTGTAGTGTAGTAATTAGTTCCTATTTCGCAAAAACGAAAATCTCAAAAATTTGGCGCCGAAAAAATTGAGCAGATCATGGTTTTTAAAAGAAAACCCCCAACCAATTGGAAGGGGACTTAATAGGCTTAATTTTTAATTATCAGCCGGTAGCTGTAATTCCACCGTTTGCGCCTGAAAACGCTCTCGCAAACCACGTTGTTCCATCAGTAGAGACAATCTCAACCTGATCGCCAAGTACGCTTGTGCCTCCAACAAAAGTAATTTTGTCGGCTGCGTTCATGTTGGTTGGCGAAGCGTCGACAATGACTCCTTCGATGGTGTCAGCCGTTGCTGCGACAATATCAATATCCTGAGAGCCGTGAACATCAGCCATAAGGAAGGTGGCGTGCCAACCAACTGTAGCATTTGCTGGCAGCGTAATATCAAACGCGCTGGCGTCTGCATCAATTGTGAACACCTTTCCAGAATCTCCCTCTGTCAGCGTCTTGGCTGCAGTGACATTTTCTACAATACGCTTAGCGCCACCAAGCGATGTGCCTGCTCCAAGCTTAATCTCTCTCTTTAAATTCTCTAATAATGCTTCGACTCTCGCGAGTCCTATTCTTTTCGTTCCCATAGTTAAAAACCCTCCTTTTATAATCATGTCCCTGTATTGGTTTGTTTCAGCAATACTAGGTGGCAGCTCAAAAGGCTACCCAGTAACTTTGGTGTGAACTATTCGTTCACCTGTAAATAGTACCAGATAAACGAAAGCCCCTGTCAAAAGACAGAGGCTTTACATTTATTTGACTACGCTATTTTCTAGCTAGTAGCGCCTGCCTGACCCAGTAGACCCTGGACGATAACTAGACCGTACATATCGGGACGCACCATCTTCTTGGCGTACCGAGTCATCACACCCTTGCGGGGTACGAAGTCCTCAGGACCAAAGATAGTGGGAGTAGTCTGTAGTGGCACATAAGGTGCGTATACATATCCACTCTCAAGGAAAGAGCTTCCGCGACGACCAACAAGAACCACAGAGCGTGGGAAGTATGGGTCAACTAAGACGTCAAATTTCTTTGACAGTGAACCAACCTTCACGGCGCCGATGGAACCAGTCTCATCATCATGGGTAACGCTCGCGCGGAAACCAGCGGTGAACTCAAGGATGTTTGCAACTTCAGGTCCGCAAACCACGAAGTTAGCACCACCACGTAGAGTCTTACGATGGATCTGCGCTGACACATCATTGATGGTCTCTGCTAGAGTCTCATACCACTCGGACACAGTACCGGTGAAGTCAGGAGCAGCCGAAGATGCACCAATCTCTCGACCAGTAGTACGTTCCACGAACAAGCCGGGAGAACGCGCCCAGTAATATGTACCAGCAGTAGCACCCTGAACAAGATCCTCAAGGATCTCGCGGTCAATCTCTAGAGCAATCTGCTCGGAGAGGATGCTAGTAAGCTCGACCTCGGCGTCAAGGTTGTGATAGGCATTTAGATCCTGTCCCAACTCTGGCGTCCACTTAGCCTTGAGCTTCTTGGTGACGGCTGTCACGGCGATACTATCCACCTTGATATCAATCTCGGGGATCCTCTGCTCATTTTCCAGTCCCCACTCAGTCGTACCAATAACAGAACCAAGAGCAGTGCTCGTGGTGAAGTTATCATCGACGGGGAAGTTAAGAGCATAGGTATCAGCGACAGAGCACGTTACCTGACCAATAAGTGAATCACGGGTTCCGTTATCGAATACAACGGCACCACTCACCTGGGCAATAACCATAGTCATCTTCCAGTTTGCATTGCCAGGAGTATCACCAGTTGAGCCAGAAGAAATTCTGGTACAACGACGAACGAGCTGCATAACGTTAGCTCCGTTTTCACCAAGGGCACCGAACGAAACACCAACAAGGTTGTTTGTGTTCAACTGCTCAAAATTACCATCTGAGGTACCTGTCATCTCAACAACAGCAACGCATGTTCCGGAGAGATCAGGGTCATACTGGCACAAGCCATCAAGAGTAGCCTGATTCTTGGGGGATTGAGTTCCTAGCTGGGTGGAATCTGTTCCGCCAACAACTCCAGAAGCAACAAGAACCCACGCGCCCATGGCGGCGGTTCCGTCTGTGGAGCCAGTTGGAGAAGCATAACCATTGTTAAGTCCGTAAGGACCAGCTTCTGCGAAACTTCCCGTCAAGTCGACACCACCGGTGAGCTGTGAACCAATAGCACCACCACCATACAACGACTCCTCAGTCCCAGTCCAACCCAAACGGGGAAGACCAGCACCATCGGTAGACGTGGTGAAGTCAAGGAAGAAAATGAGACCACTTGGTAGACTCATTGGCTGAACGGAAACGAGATCGTTTGCGATCAGACCTGCGAAAACGCGACGGACGATGGGGAATGCGACGGCTGCGAAACCCTCAACACTGCCACCAGCCATTGTGCTGTTCTCACGTAGTAGCTCTTTAGCCTGGTTTTCCAGCAAGCGAGCCATACTCTGCTTGGAGCGTTCATTCTCAATCCCTTCTAAGAGACCGGTCCGCTCCCACTTATTTAATAATGCGTGGCCTTCGGCCCGCATGTCACGATTGACAATACCTTCTGTCAACCTTTCTACGATACTAGACATTTTAAAATCACCTCCTATAAATGTTATTTTATGCCTGCTAATTTCTGCATGCGATCTAAAAATAGATCTTTTGGCTGTGCTGACTCTTTACGAGTTGCACGAATAACAGAAGAGGGACGGCTGATTGCTTCGCTCAGTGATTGCGGGGCACGTTTAGTTTGTGCCGGCACTGCGCTTTCAAGCGTCTCATATATCGTCTTAGCTTCTGCTACAGAACCAGCCCTTGAAATAGCTTCGGCAATTTTTATTTTTTGCCGCTCATTTAAGGAGGTATTTCTCAAAACACGGTTCGTGTAGAGCAATCGAGCATTGGAAGTATTTACTTCTTGCAAATTCTCCCTCAACTCTCTAACAACTTGCTCGTATTGTTCGGTTCGCTCTTTGAGTTGGTTACTTTCAAAAACCAACTCTTCGTGAGCTTTCTTCAAATCTTTTAATTCTTCTTCGACGTCGGTGCTGCGACGGTGGGCCATCTCTTTTTCTATCTCCCATTTCAGGTCATAGTTAGAGCGGCCGGCCCAGCCGGATAACTCCGCGCCCATGTCAACTGTAAGTTTTTCTACGATGGAATCGATGAGATCGTCGGAGATTTCTAATTCTTCTCTCACATCCAGAGGGTCATCGGCCTCGGTC